TTGGAGAAGGCGAAGCCGGATGGGTTATTACTCGTTCAACTCTAAACCGTAATGGCGTCTTCCTAACTTCTGGTCTTTATGATTCTGGTTATCATGGTGTGATGGCAGGCGCAATGCATGTTCATTGTGGACCATTTAGTATTCAGAAGGGAACTAGAGTGGGTCAATTTCTTTTATTCAAGGCTGAGAGTTTACATAAATATGATGGTAGTTATGGCTTGAATAAAGAGCACGATAAAAAGTATGGTGTATGATTTGATTGAACATGATAGCGCAATCCTTGAACAAGAGATGCAGCTATTTAATTTTGATAACCCTCCTACTGACCCTGAAGAGCTGGCGAGGAATCTTCTCGACACAATGAGGCATCATAAGGGTATAGGGCTATCGGCAAACCAGGTAGGTCTTCCATATAGAGTGTTTATTATGGAAGGAGAACCTGCTTTCGCTTGCTTCAATCCAAAAATTGTAGACGTCTCAGAAGAGATTGTATCTTTGATGGAAGGATGCCTATCATATCCAGGTGTCGCTGTTCCAGTTAAAAGATCAGCACACATTCGCGTTCGATTTACGGCACCTAACGGAAATACAATGACAAGAAAGTTTACTGGCATGACAGCCAGAATATTTTTGCATGAGTATGATCATTTACAGGGAGTCAACTTTCTTAGAAGAATGCATCCAGTACATAAGGAAAAGGCTCTAAGACAGTTGAAAAAGTATACACGTTATTTGAAAAACCAACAGAGGTAATTATAATGAATATTAAGATTATTAAATTAACAAACGGTGACGAGATCATTTGTGATCTTCAAGAAACAAAGACAAAGTTGAAGGTTAATAAGCCATTGCTTCTTGCCTTCCAAGAAAATCGTTTGGTGTTTGTACCATTCATGCAGTATACAACTGCAATGGAAGGATTTGAATTACTACCAACTAGCGTTCTGTTTGTGACAGATCCAGTTGATTCGCTAGTCAACGACTACCAGATGGCTACAAGCCAGATCCTAACACCCCCACAAGCTGCAGGTGGAAAGAAGAGTCTTCTCCGAGCAGTGGAGTAATAGACAATGGAAATTAAAATTGAAATCGAAGAGTTGCGAAAGAGATCGCTCTTTGTAGCAACTCCAATGTATGGTGGCCAATGCCATGGCAACTATACAAGATCAATGTGTGATCTAACTGCACTTTGTGTGAAGTATGGCATTAACATGAAGGTCTATTATTTGTTCAATGAGTCCCTCATTACCCGCGCTCGTAACTATTGTGCTGATGAGTTTATGAGAAGTGACTTCACCCACATGATGTTTATTGACTCGGATATTGGATTTGACCCTAATGATGTTATTACATTGCTGGCTCTTCAGTCTGATGAGTCACCATTTGATATTATTGGCGGTCCATATCCTAAGAAGTGTATTTCTTGGGAAAAGGTTAAGCAAGCTGTTGATAAGGGTGTAGCAGATGAAAATCCAAATGCTCTTGATCAGTTTGTTGGCGATTATGTTTTCAATCCAGTTATCGCTAAGGATGGTCCAACTCAGATTAAGCTAAGTGAGCCAGCCGAGGTACTAGAGATTGGTACTGGCTTTATGATGATTCGAAAGAATACATTTAAGAAGTTTGAGGAAACATTCCCATACCAGTCATATAAGCCTGACCATGTCCGTACAGCTCACTTTGATGGTTCAAGAGAGATCTTCGCTTTCTTTGATACACCAATCGATGGTAAAAGAATGTACATGGGTGCCGAGCTAAAGGCATATTTGGAAGCTAATCCAAATGCAACACCTGATGATATTGTTAGGTTTGTTGATGACCCTAACAATACTATCCTACGACAGTACTCTAAGAGATATCTCTCTGAAGACTATATGTTCTGTCAGTGGGTTCGTAACATGGGCTTAAAGGTTTGGTTGTGTCCTTGGATGCAGTTGAACCATACTGGATCTTATACGTTTGGTGGTAGCCTTGCTGCTCTAGCATCTGTTGGTGCTGCTGCTACAGCTGACATCTCTAAGATCAAAAAATAATTGAGGTAATTATATTATGGCATTTGATAAGCAAAAAGTGAAAGCAGTCCTTGTTGAAATCTCTAATTCAATGACCCGCATTGATGCGGAAAAGGAATTCATTAAGGATGCTGTTGATGCAGCATCCAAGATTCACGAAATTCCTAAGAAGACTCTAACAAAAATGGCAAAGGTATTCCACAAGAATAACTACGCTCAAGAGTTGTCTTCCATTGAAGAATTTACTACAATGTATGAGAATATTGTAGGTAGTGGCAATGTGCCAATGGTTGACCTCGAGCGCCGCCACCGAGAATGATAAAGGACAATTTATATTATGAAAATTTCAAGTCAGACCTTACAGGTCTTGAAGAACTTTGCTTCGATCAATCCTAATCTGTTGGTGAAGCCGGGAAGTGTGCTAAGTACGATTAGTACTAATAAGAACATATTTGCGAAGGCTACGGTTACTGAGCAATTCCCGGCTTCATTTGCTATCTATGATATGCAACAATTCTTGGGTGTGATTAGTATTTTTGATGATCCGGATTTCACGTTTGGTGAGAACTCTGTAATCGTTTCTTCGGAAGGAAGATCCGTAGAATATGTTTATGCTAACCAAGAAATGGTTGTAGCACCATCTGAAGGTGTAGCTGAAAAGATTGCTGTTAAAGATCCAGAGATTACATTTGACCTAACTGCGCAAGGCCTCAATGAAGTAATTAAGGCTACTGCTATCCTACAGCTTGATAAGATTAATGTTGTTAGTAAGGGTGGTACTGTAAGTGTTGTCGTTGCTGACCCTAAGAATCCTTCTTCTAATAAGTTTTCTCTAAAGGTAAATGGAACATCCACGGCTGATCTTGCTATGGCATTTGCTGCTGAGAACTTAAAGCTGATTGCTGGGGATTATAAGGTTAATATCTCGTCTAATGGCGTTAGCTCATTCAAGAATGATAAACTAAACCTAGAATACTTTGTTGCTGCAGACGTTAAGCAAAAGAAGGCTTAATGTATGCTACAAGAAGTTTTATGGGTTGAAAAATACCGTCCTCGAACTATAGCTGATTGTGTCCTACCCAAGGATATTAAGAAGACATTCCAGGCATTCATTGATAGTGGTACTATTCCTAACCTACTACTAACAGGTACACAAGGTACTGGTAAGACGACTGCGGCTCGTGCTATGTGCGAGCAGCTAAAGTGTGACTATATCATTATTAACGGTTCTATGAATGGTGGTATCGATACACTACGAAATGAGATCCAGCAGTTTGCTAGTACTGTATCGTTTGGTGGTGGAAGAAAGATGGTTATCCTCGATGAGGCTGATTATCTTAACGCACAGTCCACCCAGCCTGCTCTTAGAAACTTTATGGAAGAGTTCTCTAAGAACTGTGGATTCATTTTGACTTGTAACTTTAAGTCAAGAATCATCGAGCCCCTGCATTCTAGATGTTCTATTGTAGAGTTTAAGATTCCACCTAAAGAGAAGCCAACATTGGCTGGCGAGTTCTATAAGAGGACTCTCAAGATTCTTGAAACTGAGAACATTAAGTTTAATAAGAATGTTGTAGGTGAGCTGATCGCTCGTCACTTTCCTGATTGGCGAAGGGTGCTCAATGAACTCCAACGGTATAGTGTTGGTGGTGAGATTGATTCTGGTATCCTAGTTAACCTATCCGATGAACACTTCACCCAGCTCACTACTATCCTAAAGGATAGAAGATTCAATGATATGAGGAAGTGGGTAGCTGAATCTAATGATATCGAGCCATCTGTCCTTTTCAGAAAGATCTATGATTCTTTATCTGTTATTCTCAAAGGGACATCTATCCCACAAGCTATTCTTATCTTAGCTGACTATCAGTATAAGGCTGCATTCGTTGCTGACCAGGAGATCAACCTTGTAGCATGTCTAAGCCAGTTGATGGCAGAGTGCGAATACGCATGAATCCGTTTGACTTTGTAAACGCCATCAATTATACCAAGATTGATGTGATATCTACCTCGGAAAACCCGGAAAAAGCCGAGAAACTATACAATCCGTATTTGGTTAATCGTGGATTGTCGTATTTTGCGGATACTGTGCTGTATTGCAATGAAATGAACCGATATCACGAATTAGACAAAAAGCCCCAGTTTATTTTTCTTCTAAATAGTATTAGGAAGAACAAAAGGTTCTCCAAATGGCATAAAGCTGAAGTGGATGAAGACATTCAAATTATTTGCGAACACTATAACTGCAGTATTAGAAAGGCAAAAGAAATAGCAACTGTACTATCCGCTGACCAGCTTAAACAATTAAAAGAAAAAATGCATGTAGGTGGGGCGAATAGATGATTACAGTAGACAGCTTTATTGAAGTCACTCTAAAACAGAATGATGACTTCCTAAAGGTCAAAGAGACCTTAACGAGAATTGGTATTGCGTCAGATAAGAACAAGACCCTCTATCAGTCTTGTCACATTCTCCACAAGAAAGGCAAATACTATATTGTACACTTCAAGGAGCTTTTTGCCCTTGATGGTAGACCATCTTCATTGGTAGAAGATGATATTGCCAGAAGAAACACTATTGTTAACCTACTTTCCGACTGGGGCTTGGTTGGATTAGTAGACGCTGAGAAGACAAAGGAACCAGTTGCACCAATGAGACTCATTAAAGTCATTCCCTTCAAGCAGAAGAGTGAATGGCAGTTGGTGACAAAATACAATATCGGAAGAAGTAAAAAGGGTGACGAAAGTGGTCAAAGCGATCAAGGCGAATAAAAGAAAGAAAGCCAAAGCAATTGTAAAGAAGAAGAGAGCAAAAAAGGTACAGGCTGAGCTTGTACAGGCTTCTGCTCCGCTTGCTGCTGCTTCTGCTGACCCTAAGGGTTGGGAAGACATGGATAAGCCATGGATTCCAGATAGTGTTGACATTGATGGAAAGAAGAGTGATAATAATGAACCAATAACCTTCTGGCAAGCTGTCAGAGAGATGTTTGGATTTAAATAAGGAGAATGACAATGGGTACGTTAGTTGTATTGTTACTACTTGCTGTTGCTGGCTACATCGTTTGGAAGCTTGTTAAGACTCCAGACCTAAACCAAGATGGTAAGGTTGACGTTCAAGATGTTGTTACCGCCGCCAAGGAAGTTGCTGCAGAAGCAAAGACCGAAGCCGGTAAGGCAGTTGAGAAGGTCAAGAAGGCTCGTAAGCCAAAAGCTGGCAAGTAAACGAAACTCGTTTAGTTGCATGCTGTTACCCTGTAAGAGCAGGGTATATTCGTAATATGACATCGTTCTTATTACGGCAAAACCACGCGGATGTTGTAACTCCTTGATTCTACAGGAGTTGTAACTCCGCGTTTTTATTAGGAATTTTAAACTATATGTAACTTATTGATTCTAAAGGGAATTAGCAGTTGACCCTAGACGACCGGTAGCGTATACTGCTCGCATTGGTTGGGTGGTCCAGCCGATACCGAACGCGAGTTCGGACTTTGTTATATATTGAGGATTTTATATTATGGCTTCTATTTCTATTCCTGGTAATGATGGTCAGCTGACTGTTACGAACCTTCCGCTGAACAAGGTCGAGCGCGCTACTGTAGCCGCTGAGACGTTGATCGCCGGTGGTTTGTCCAACTCAGCTGTTCTTGCTAAGATGTCTAAGTATCAGTCGGACAATCCGGTTGATGGTCAGGACCTCTATAGTCAGCAAGCTGCGTCTGTCAAGACTCCGGCTGCTGTGACTAAGACTGTTAAGGCTAAGGCTCCGAAGACCGTTTCGGCTGCTCCGACTGCCAAGCGTGCTAAGGGTGCTAACAACGCCAAGCGTGCTCGCGCTCTCGATATGTTCAAGGACATGACCGCTCAGGGTCTCTCGCAAGAGAAGATGCTGAAGGCTGTTCAGGACGAACTCAAGATTACGTACGCTAACACGTACTACTACTACTCGCGAGTGTTCAAGAAGGCCTAAGGCTAACTGTGGAGGCTAGCATTGGGCTAGCCTCCTCTTTTCTTGAGGTAAGTATGTTTCAGAAGTTTGATCCAATGCAGACGCAGAAGTTTTTAGAAGAGGCGAATAACATTATCGCTACTGCTAGTTCAGTAATGGCGAATGAGGGTAACGACCTCACATCCAAGGACCTCTACGATCTTGTTGAGCGAATTGAACGGGCAAGAAATCTTCTCTTGACCGTTGGTGATCGAAAGTACTTTATTGAACGTGAGCAGGAAGTAGCCTAATGAGTAAGTTGAAACACGATTTGATTGGCGAAGACTTCAAGAAGCTTCTTGGAGAGATGGTCGCAAGCCCCAACGTCACGTTGGAAGAGGTTAAGACGTTCTGTGTTGAGCTTATCAACAAGGGCGTGAGCAGCAGGGCGAAGAAGGATGTGTTCATCCGTGAGGTGCAGGCTGCCAAACGAAAGGACATGGC